GGAAAGAAAATATACCAAGATAGTAACACATAATACCGATGGTGAATACGGACATCCACGTCACAGAGCTTGTCACGATGTATTGTCACACCTTAGACCTGAGAAACTATGGGTGTTTGGTAGAGGTGAAAAATTAGATGACGATATGATAAAAAGAAAAAGTGATTTATTAAAGGTATATAAATCACAAGTAGAGGTTTTAGATTGGTTTAATTGGGAACACGAAGTAATAAAAAAATTTAAATAATAAATGGCCCGTTCGTCTAGTGGTTAGGACTCAGGATTTTCATTCCTGCAACAGGAGTTCGATTCTCCTACGGGCTACTAAATTAGGTTACAAACGAATGTAGTCAAAAGCCAGAGTAGCTCAGTTGGTAGAGCAAGTGATTTGTAATCACTAGGTCGTAGGTTCGAATCCTATCTCTGGCTCAGATAAACAAAAAAAGGGAAGCTTTTACACTTCCCTCTTTTTTTGCTCTGTATTGATTGTAGGAATACAGAACTATTTCGCTCCTACTTTCGAAATAAACCCACCAACACCAACAAGGCGACAAGCCCAGCGAAACCCGACTCGCCGAACTTGTTAATGATGGATGTTAGGTTACCTATAACGTTGACACCAAAGATACCGCTTCCAAATATTACTTCAGAAATGGCACCTATAGCTACAAAGGACATCAATAGATGAGCTAAATCATCTACATATCCTTTGACCATTGTTACGACTTCCTTCATGGTTATCTCCCGTTAGTTAAGAAAAAAGGGCCATCGATTGTTTTATGAACCGAGTAACCCTCAGTAATAATTATTTTGTAATGAAATAATATAAACCAATATATATTTATATATGAAGGTTTTTTATATGTACTATATTTATTAGTATATAAAACTATTTTAGGTGAACTATGGCAATAGATTATGAAATCTTTGATGGTAAATCATTATCATCATTATTTAAAGACATTTACGACAATACAAAACATAACAGAAAACAACTTGATGTTCTAACAAGAGAACTTGTGCAGTTTATAAAAGACGGTGATACCGCAGTTCAAATAGTACCTATGATTAAAGAGTATTTAGAAATCAATGTTAGAAACGATGACCAACTTGTCAAGATGGCAGCAGTTGTACAAAGACTAATTTCAGCTGAAGGTAAAGTAGGCGCTGAAGATGAATTTGGTTTATCTGAAGCAGAAAAAGAACAATTACTTTCTGGTATGGAAGATACAATAAAAGATTTACAACAAGAATCAGACAAAATACATAATAAGATTGAAACAGTAACAAAGGTAAATTAATGGCTTATAGAAGAAAAAGAAGAGTAGACATATCTACATCTTATGACACGGGTATACCCACTTTTTCAAGAATAGGTTCGATGGTAAAAAAATTAATTGCTTCATCACAGTATGATTTTTTTGAAGGTGAAGCTTTTGAGGTTACAGAGGTTATATTGAATGAACCTAATAATCGTGGTAGCGTTAGAGGTACTTTTATAAATAATCCTAATCAAGAAATATTAGGTGGTGTCGTAAAATCATTGACACCAAACATAACTCAAACACCATTAATTGGTGAACACGTAGTTGTTGTAGAATATAATGGACAACATTATTATACAAGTATTATAAATCGTAAAGGTTCTGTTAATGAAAACTCTATACCAGGAGCAGCTGGTAGTTATGTAGAAAATACTAAATACGGTAAAACATTTGAACGAAAAGATGTTCAACCTATTTTTATTAATGAAGGTGATATTGTTTTTGAAGGTAGATTTGGCCAGTCAGTAAAATTTGGTTCAGCAAGAGTAAATGAAACTGAAACAGATGCAGAAGGTAATGAAACTACTGTAGTTAAACAAAAACCTTCAGTAAAAATAGTTGCAGGTCACAGAGATATAGTAGAAAATTTAAGTAAAGATGATTCATCTATATATTTAGAAGGTGGTATAGATAATACTGATAACGAGAGTAAAAAAATTCAAATAAAATCAAATGATATATTTATTACTGGAAAGAGAAATTTATTTTTAGTAGGAGATGAAGTTTTTATAAATGCTAAAAAACAAAATACAATAAAGATGGGTGACCCAAGAGCACCAATGTTACCAACAGTTAATGGTCAAAAAATGTTAGAATTTCAAAACAGTATAGTTGGTGTATTGACTGGTATACAATCAATATTAGTTTCAGCAGGTAGTCAACTATGGCCAAAAGTAGGTACTGATGCTGCTAAATTATTAAAAGATATCAGTACTGTGTCTGATTCAATACTTAATTTGTCGTTTTTAAATTTTCAAGTAATGACAGCAGACCCAGATTTTAAACTACCTGAGTTACCAGAATTACCAGAGGTACCAGAATTACCTGAAGTAGATTTATCTAAATTAGATACACTTAAAGCACCAAAAACAGTAGCCTCATTAGATAAAATTAAAAAAATTAATCAAAATAATACATAGGAGTTATTATGACTAAAAAAGGCCTTGTAAAAATAATACGAGAAGTAGTCCGTAGAGAAGTACAAAAAGAAGTACAGAAGATATTTATAAAAGAAGAATCTTCACCTACTTTAGAAGAAGTCCTTCCAGAAGTTACTAAACAAGTTTCTTCACCAAAAAAAGAAGTAAAATATTCTAAAGACGAAACTATCAATAACATTTTAAATGAAACTGCTGGTTTATCTAAATCTCAACAAAATGAATATCCTACTGTAACTGGAAAAGCTTTTGATACAAATCGTATGGCAGAGTTAATGGGTTACAGTCAACCTGAAGAAGTTCAACGTGATATGGTAGCTGTAGATACTATGAAAAAAGCAGGTGTAAGTTCAGAACAAGTTCCAGAACACGTGACAGATGCTTTAACACGAGACTATTCAGATTTAATGAAAGCTATAAATAATAAAAAAGGTAATTAATGAGCGCAAGAGAAGATGATATGAATTCCAATACTTATATTGGATTATCTTTTCCATTACGAAGAGATATAAATAATGACTTCGCCTTAACTAAAAATTCATTACAACAATCAAGACATAATTTAAGAAACTTGTTATTAACTCAAGTAGGTGAACGAGTAGGTCAACCTGAATTTGGTAGTAGATTGAGAGAGTTGTGTTTTGAACAACAAAACGATGAACTTCCAATAAGACTCGAAGAAGAAGTTAGAAGAGCAACTGGTGTTTGGTTACCTTATATCAATATTCAAGAAGTAAACACACTTACAGAAGAGGGTGATAAAAATAAAATTTTTGTAGAAGTAAAATTTTCTACTACGTTAAATCCACAAACAATGGAATCAATAACTTTAGATGCATCATACGGAGCTACTTTGGTTGTTGGTGATGATGGTTTACAATATAGAAGATAGGAAAATTAAATGGCAAGAACAAGTACAAAAAAGAATATGGTAAAACAAGTTAATTATCTTAATAAAGACTTTAGTGACTTTAGAGATAATTTAATTGAATTTGCTAGAGTATATTTTCCAAACACATACAATGACTTTAACGAGTCATCACCTGGTATGATGTTCATTGAAATGGCAGCTTATGTTGGTGATGTTCTTTCTTATTATATTGATTCACAATTTAAAGAATCACTTCTAGCTTATGCTGAAGAAAAAAGAAATGTATATAATATAGCTCAATCATTCGGTTATAAGCCAAATGTTACAGCCCCAGCTTCAGTAGTGTTAGATGTATTCCAAACTGTACCTGCACTTAACGAAAAACCAGATGAAAGATATGCACTTAATGTTAAGGCTGGTACTCAACTCACATCAACTAGCACTGGTACTACATTTAGAACTTTAGAAGATGTTAATTTTAAGTTTTCAAGTTCTTATGAACCACGTGACATTACAATCTTCGAAACTGAAGATAATATACCTACAAAGTATTTATTAAAAAAACAAGTAAAAGCAGAAAGTGGTAATATAGTTACTGAAACATTTACATTTGGTAGTGCAGAAAAATATACACAAATAAAATTATCAAATCCAAAAGTTATAGAAATTATTTCTTGTACTGATAGTGATGGTAACAATTGGTCTGAAGTTGATTCATTGGCAAGAGATACAGTATTTGCTGATATTGAAAACAATGCAACTAATGACCCTACTTCGGTAATTAATAGAGAGGTATCACCTTATATTCTTAAACTAAATAAAACATCTCGTAGATTCACAAGATATATTGACCAAAATGATTCTTCGGTATTAAGATTTGGTGCAGGTATATCTAATAATCCAGATGAAGAAATTATACCAAACCCTTCTATGGTAGGTTCAACTTTACCTGGTAGTCCAAGTTTTTTAACAAAGGCATTTGACCCAAGTAATTTTTTAAATACAAAAGCTTTTGGTTTAGCACCTTCTAATACAACACTTACTATCAAGTATTCTTATGGTGGTGGTATTGATGATAATGTCAATAGTAACGATATAACATCAATATCAAGTATTTCATATGAAATACAAGATGAGTTACTATCAACTACGTCAGTTCAAGAGTCAAAAGATTCAGTCTCATTTATCAACTCCCTACCAGCAACGGGTGGTTCAGCTGGTGAATCAGTTAGAGAAGTTAGAGAAAATGCATTAGCGTATTTTCAATCACAACAGAGGGCTGTCACTAAAGAAGATTATATTGTACGTGCTTATTCACTACCAGCAAAATATGGTAATATTGCAAAAGTACATTTAGTACAAGATGACCAGTTAAATAAGTCTGTAGGTACAGATGAGTTAGAGCGAACAATTCAAGAAAGTGACATAGGTAAAACAATAAAATCTGTACAAGTTAAAACACCAAATCCTTTAGCAATGAATATGTATACATTAGGATTTAATTCAAATAAAAAATTAACATCATTAAATCAAACAGTAAAAGAAAACTTAAAAACTTATTTATCACAATATAGACTTGTGACTGATGCAGTAAATATTAAAGATGCATACGTTATTAACATTGCTGTGAACTTTGCAATATTGACAAAAGCTGAATTTTCAAAGAATGATGTTTTACTTAGATGTGTTGCAGCAGTAAAAGATTTCTTTGACATTGATAGGTGGCAAATAGGTCAACCGATTGTATTAGCTGATATTGCATATGAGTTATCATTAATAGAAGGTGTTGCATCAGTTGTACCACCGATTGATTCAGACACCGTTATAAAAATTGAAAACAAATACAAAGCAGGTGAAGGGTACTCTGGTAATTTTTATGATATTAAAAATAGTATGATTGACGGTGTATTGTATCCAGCACTTGACCCTAGTATTTTTGAAGTTAAATTTCCAAACGCAGACATCAAAGGTAAAGTTGTCGGTGATAATTTAGGCATAGTGGAGTAAGTTAATGCATTATTTTATATTTCCTGAAAAAGATACAACAATATTTGAGGCTAGTTCAAGTTTAAACTCTGGGTTAGATGAAGTATTAGAAATCAGAAAAAATGTTAGTGATACTGGAGCTAGTGTTGATGTCTCAAGAATTTTAATAAAATTCGATACAACGTTTTTCCAAGAAGCTTCTTCTTCAGGTTTAATACCTCAAACTGGTAGTAGGGCAGCAAAGTATTTTTTAAATTTATATGATGCAAACCCAAAAGCATTAGCAGCATCACAAAGTTTATTTGCATACGCAATAAGTGGTTCTTGGGATATGGGTACTGGTCGTTCGTATGATAACCCTCAGACTTCAGATGGGTGTAGTTGGAAATATAGATATAGTGAAACTGATGGTACATTATGGGCAAGTGGTAGTGGAGCTAATGATGGAGCAGGAGGAGTTTGGTATAGTTCTAGTGTAGCACCAGCAGCATCTGCGTCACTTAATCACCAGTCAAGAGATTTAAAAATAGATGTCACTGGTACAGTAAATAATTGGTTAAATGGTACTGTTATTAATGATGGTTTTTTAGTTAAGCGTAGTGGTAGTGTTGGTAATAATCACCCATCAGCATCAGAAGGTAATACAGATAGACTAGGTAGTTTTTCATTTTTCTCATCAAACACTCACACAATATTTCCTCCAACATTAGAAGCAGTATGGGATGATTCAAGTTGGACTACTGGTTCGTTAGATGCATTAACTTCTGCTAATTTAGAAGATAGTGTAATTTATATGAAAGGTTTACGACCAGAATATAAAGAAAATTCAAGAGCTAGATTTAGAGTTGTTGGTAGAGAAAGATTTCCATCAGCAACATTCTCAACTACACCAGCAGGATTGACAATAAAATATTTACCAAGTGGTTCTTCATTCTACTCAATTACTGATGCGGAGACAAATGATATCATAGTACCATTTGGTACGGGTTCTAAATTAAGTTGTGATTCAACAGGTAACTATTTTAATTTAGATTTACAAGGTTATCAACCAGAAAGATATTATACATTACAATTTAGAGTAGTGACAGATGAAGGTACTGCTGATGAGTTAGACCAATATTATGATGAAGGATTCACATTTAAGGTAAGTCAATAATGCCATATACAAAAACAGAATTAGAAACTGTAGACTTTTATCAAGAATTTGTATCTAAACTTAGAACAAGTTATTTGGAAGACTTGCAAGAGTTTGCATCAATAGGATTTAGAAGAAATAATATTCTATATTCTTTTGAAGATATAATATCATCAAACGGTATAGAAAATGTAGATATAGCACCAGGTTCACAATATCACGACTATATAACAAAAGAACAACAAGAATTATCTAAAACGACTACCATTCAGTCTTATCCAAGATATATTAGAAATAACAGTTTAGAAAAAATAATCGATAGAAGTATATCTGAACTAGCTACAGAAAGTTTTGCAACTACATTACCTAATAATGTTCAAAATGGTAACGTAATTACAAATGATGACTCAACAAATTATGATAGGTGGTTAGTTCAAAATAATCAAAAAAGAAAATTTGTTGACTTAGCAGTATACTATGGTCAAGACTATGTCTTAGATACATTAATAACATTAACTAATGGTGAAATATTAGCTATACCTGATGGAGAACCTATAGCATAATGAGTAGATTAAACGAAAAAGATTTAGAACTTTTACAAACTGGACAAACAGTAAATTTGTCTACAGTAGAAAATGCTTACTATGGAGGTGAATTCACTACTAATCCAAATGATTGTGTAGAGGTTTTAATATACGACACAAACGAAAATTTATTAGAAACAAGTATCGTAGATGTTTCAGACTATTCTTATAATTATGAAACTGGTGTAAAATTAAACACTGGTACTATACTTAGAAAAATGGGTTATGACAGAGGTAAGTATGTAGTGAAATATAATTTTTTGAGAAAAATTGCAGGCTCGTATGAGACGGTGTTAGTTGACTCAGATGGTAGGATATTTAATGGTACTAATTATCACATAATGGATAATGGTAAAATTATGTCAGGTGAAACACATACAGATTTTTCTAAAGAATTATTTTTAAAAGAGTATAAATATTTTGTACACGAAATTTCACCTTCAAGAAAAGAAATTAGGTTAGCACCACAATCTATAAATGATAGTGAGTATTTAACTAGTTTTTTAGAAGCACAAGTAACTTCAAAAAAAATAACTATACCTCAAGATAATTCTCTTTCTTTTTATGCAGATAGAGACGCATTAAAAGGTGATAGTAAAACAATGAAATTATCTGGTGACATCTCTCAGTTAACACAACAAATGATAGGTGGTTATGTTTCAATTGATAACGCATTTATAAAAGAATTTTTACCACCACCAGTATCTACAGATGGTAGTCAAACACCAGGTGCAACTGAAGAATTAGAATCATCAATAATACAAGCTCGATTCTTTATATCAAATGATAGTTTGGCTTCTTATGAATATGGTGATAGAAATCTTACCAGATTAGTCGAAGTGTTTACAGGTTTAAGTGATACTGATTACCCAACTGATGTAGGTAAGTCAAAAACTATCATCGGAAATACAACTGCTGCACAAAAGGCCACCCAATTAGCATATGGTTTCCCAAAATTTCCTGGGTATGATGATATAGTATATAAACGGAAAGAAAGAAATATTTCGAATATTCAAGAGTTACAGAAAAAAGGGGGTCGTGTACAGTACACATGGCAAGGTCCAGATAGTCCAAATACTATTACTCTAAAAAGTAATTCAAGTAAACCAAACGTGGCAACTAAATACACTTGGGAATTAACTGGTTGGGATTATGATTCAAATCCAAAGGATTACAGTAGAATCACAGCGTGGAACTCTTCTAATACAAAAGGAGATGTTGAATTTGTAGAACCAAGTGCAGAACTTTCCTCACCGTTAAAATTAATTATAGACTCTAGTACTGGTAGTGAAGTAACAATAAGACTACATCAAAAACATTTAAACGTTGGTGTTAAATTAACAATTGAACCTAAAGACGGTCAACCGAGTACTTTACATATACCAGCATTTATAAGTGTAGGATAATAAGCAAATGATTAGATTAACAAACAACGGATTAAATAGTGGTAATGTAGGTAAACTTGATAGTGCTATTTCATTTGAGACAACTACTGTAGCTGACGGTTATCGCTGGTCGTTAACAATACCTGATGGTAGTAAGATTAATGTTAGTAGTGGTCAAGGTAGTCAAGTTGTTTTCACACTAACAAATTACTTACAAGTAGAAGCTAAAAATAATGGTGATTATTTACTTACACTCACCCCAACAAAAGAAGTAAAACAAGGTGGTGATGCAGACCCAGGTACTGAAACATTACCTGTAGAAGAGTTTTTATTTTCAATAGATTCTATAGTTGATGATAGAATACCTATTTATATACCATATGTTTCGTCAATTACTGATATTAAAAACGATGAAATAAGTTTGAGTACTTCATGGAATGAATTAAAAGGTAAACTTAGTAGTCAAATTATAGAAGATAGATTAACACCAATAGATTTATTTCGTAACGCCATTATAACATACAATATAAATAATAAAAGAGATTTAAATACATTTTTACACTTTGGTGATGATAATATGTTACTCACTACTAATGTAAAAACTGATAGAGAAACCTTTGAAGACTCACCATTTTCAGCTGTATATAAATTATACGAACCTTTACCAGATGATATTGAAGAAAAAGATAAAGTATATATAGTTAAAGAAATTTTACCACAAGTAACAGAAACAGTAGAGTTAAAACCATACGACCAAGAAGATGAAGACGTGTTGGTATTAAGAGTACCTGATTCAGCTCAAGTAGATTCTCCAATTACAAAACGTTCAACTGAATTTAAAAATTATAATGATTTAGTTACGAGTGATGAAAGATTACAAAAAGAAATAGAAGATAAATTTTTAGCTGAAAAACCAAAAGAATTAAATATTGAGTATTCAAACTATGATAATTTTATTAATTTTTCATCTGCTAAAAAACGATTGGAGAACTTTAAATATAAAATTGAATTACTTGAATCATATACAGCTGAAAGTGCTTCATTAGTTAATATATCTAATTCTCAAAAAGATTTAACTATTGTTGATAATAAAATACGAAACGTAAAAACAAACTTTGATGGTTACGAAAACTATCTTTATAATACAAAATCATCTTATGTTACAAGTTCAATGGGTGAGTTTCCAAACGCTAGTTGGCCTAAAACAGGTAGTGGTACTTATGATAACCCATTTGTACCAGTAAGCTCATCTAATTCAACATTTACAGATTGGTATGGTAGTATAGGTAGTAAAACTGGTCAACTGTATAGTGCTTCTTTATATGATATAGATAATCAAAATAGATTAGTAAATTTGTTACCAACACACGTAAAAGAAGATATTGAGAACAAACAATTTTTTGATTTTCTTGATATGATTGGTCAACAATTTGACGAAATATGGTCATACACTACAGCAATGTCAGAAGTTACAGATAGACAAAATGATTTATCTGAAGGTTTTTCTAAAGAGTTAGTTTTGAATATTGCAAAGTCTTTAGGTTGGACTCAACAAGATGGTAAAGATTTATTAGATTTAAGTCAAATTGCTTTTGGCCAAAAACTTACTGGTTCAACTTATTCACTTTACACGTCAGGTTCTTTAAGTTCACCACCTGAAGGTGATATATCAAAAGAGATTACAAAAAGATTAATCGCAAGTATGCCATACTTATTAAAAGCTAAAGGTACAATAGGTGCATTAAAAGGTGTATTGAATTGTTATGGTATACCAAGTAGTATACTACGTATTAGAGAATATGGCGGTTTACAAAAACAAAATCAAAAAGCACAATTCGAAATAGCTAGAAAGTTTACAAGAGCTTTAAGATTTAAAGGTGCACAATACGTTTTGACATCTTGGGAAGATGATGATACCACAAGTAGAAAACCAGATACTGTTGAGTTTAGATTCAGAGCAGTTTCAGGTTCAGACCAAATACTTGTACAAAAAGATACAGATTGGGCTATAAAACTAAAAGACAATGGTTCTACTGATAACAAAGGTACTGTTGCTTTTATGCTCACTGGTTCTTTTGGTTTACAAGAAATAAGTTCTTCTTTATTACCAGTTTACGACGGTGAGTATCATTCTGTTATGTTGAGAAAAACTAAAATTGAGCCTGAGCTATTTTTATTTCCGTCAATTGAAACTGCAAGTCTATTTAATCCACCTTTTATAAAAGGTATATCGAATGCAGAGAATGGTGATATACAAATAGTAAGTAGTTCTAATGTAGCTAAGTCTGGTACAAAAAGTTTAAGTCATATAAATACATCATATGATGGTTCTTCGTTTTCAAAATTTTATAAAAAACCATCAAATGATATAACTGATAGTATATCTGCATCAAGTGTAAGTCAAGGTGAAACATTTATGTTTTCTGCATACGCTAAAGTTTCTTCGAGTGTAGTTGATTCTGTAGGTAGACTAAGTTTATTTGAATTAGATTCAAATGAAGAAATTGTAAATTGGGACCAAGAATTTGAATATAGTTTACAAGATGGTGGTATTAAATCATCTGAGCAAGTTGGTTTAAATGAAACAGAATGGAAACAAATTGTAGTTCAAAAAACAATGAAGTTTCCAAACACTGCAAACTTAGGTGTACGATTTGAAAATTTAAAACCTCAAACAACTATTTTTTGGGATGATATATCATTAAGAAAAGTTTCAGCAAATACAGATTCTATTAATGATAATTTTAACTACGATTTATATGTTAAGAAATATGACTCTGGTGTTGATAGAATAATACATTCTTCAAAATCAACACTTCACATTACAGGTTCAGCCTCTCAATCATATAACGCTTCGTGGACAGGTAGTGGTGATTTATATATAGGTGGTGATAATAGTGGTACAGCTTCAGGTGTTTTCAATGCTGATAGATTCGGTGGTTCCATGATGGAGTTTAGATTATTAAGTGAACCATTAGAAGAAGAGTCATTTAATCTTCATGTGTCTAACCCAAAATCCTATACTGGTAATACACCATCATCATCATATTATAATGTATCAAGAAGATTTTCGTTTGATGATAATAAAACATTATCAGACGGTGATAGCATCAGAGATGTAAAGGCGAACCAAACAACTACACAAACAGGTAGTGCTTTTGGTTTTGACGGTGATAATACATTTGAAAGTGTAGTAGATAAAACAAAAACAATTGTACCTAATTCTGGTCCAAATCGTAGAAATGCCACTAAGATTAGAATTGAAAATAATTTTCTAAGTGGTAGTGGTGCATCATTAAGTATAAATGAGAGATATGATGTAAGTTCAAATGATTTTGCTCCTCTTGATTCACCAAAACTTGGTATTTATTTTTCACCCGTTGATGTTGTTAATGAAGATATAATTTCATCATTTGCTAATTTAGATTTTAATCAATACTTGGGTGACCCAAGAGATGTATTTGATGAAAGTTATTCTGGACTAAGTGATATTTCAAAACAATACTTTCAGAAATACACATCTGGTAGTGCTACGTTTTGGGACTACATGCATATTATTAAATACTATGACCAATCTGTATTTAAACAGTTGAGAAAACTTGTACCTGCAAGAGCAAAATCTCAAATGGGTACATTGATTGAAGGTAATATATTTGAAAGGTCTAAATCACCAGTACAAAGAAATAACCCAACTGTAACTCAACCTTCGTACGAAGATAATATTAATATATCACGTTTTGTAGATACATCAGCATACGGTGAACAAGAACAAAGTGGTTCTATAATTACAATCGAAACTGAATATCCAAATTATACAGGTGAAATCGATAGTTCTGCAACTTTCAGAACACCATCTTTATATACATTGAATCAATCACTACATAAATATGTAAATGATGAAACTCTTTATATAAGCGGTTCTGCTAAATTTGGTGGACCAAATAAAGTATTTAGTGAGCCAACAGGTTCTATTATACTTGATAATAGAAAATCAGAACTTAATCAACAATATAAATTTTACTATACAAGTTCAGCACATTATGCACAGAGTCAATTAACATCACTTGATAGATATGTAAACTTCTATAGTTCTAAGTCTTTGGTAGAAACTGATTTAGACCCAGAATATCAACACGTTACTGCTCTAAATAATAGTTTTTATGAAGGTGTTAAAAACACAATATCAACAACAATTGATGGTGATTACCCTGTTGTTATCAGAGTTACATCACCAACAGTTGCAGTACCGACTGATTCTACTGATACAAACTTAAACGTCATAGACTCGGAGTAATTAAATTGTTAAAAAACTTAGAACATATATATTTATTAACAGTAAAGTTATATCAAATTTTAAATCTTGGAGATAAACAATGGGCTTTTTAGACAACTCGAGCATTACAGTAGATGCTATTTTAACAAAAAGAGGTAGGGAAATCTTATCACAAGGTGGTAATTTTAACATTACTAAGTTTGCACTTAGCGATGAAGAAATAGATTACACACTTTATGATGTAACACACCCAGACGGTACAGATTCATATGGTGTAGCAATAGAGAATATGTCTTTATTAGAGGCAGCACCTAATAGAAAAGCATTCAATAGTTTTCTTGTAAATCAATCTTTAGCTGGTGTCAAAGTAAATGTTGCATCGTTAACTTATCCAGACAGACCCGCATTCTCAGAGATAGCACTTTCACCAACCACTGTTGGTGGGGCAGCAGAAAATTATATATTTACAATAGAAAATACAAATATTGTAAAATTCAAAAGTGTACCATCACAACGAGTACATACAGCTAAAACTGTTACGTTGATAGCACAATCTATTAACCCAACGGCAACAACAACTGTTACAGTTCAAGGTGAAAATTCTAGTATAGTAAATGTAATCACTATATCTGTAAAGGCCGATGAAGGTAGTACAACAGCTCCAGATGCACCACAAGACCCTGCTGATGGTGGTGGTACTGGTAATACTGGTAATACTGGAGGTTCTGGAGGTTCTGGAGGTTCTGGTAGATATGGAGACCAATAAGTGTATCTTTTGATACAGGATTTTAATTTTAAATCATAAGGAATAAAAATATGTCAATGTTTAAACCATTAACAGAAGATGATAAAGTATCTGACGTAGCTATTGTTACTTCGGGTGTTTTCCAAGACGGAGCGTCGAATATAACTACGTTTCATACATCATCTACACAATACACAAATACTGGTGACTACAATGTAGATTTATACAGATATGACCCAGCAACTAATTCATCAGCATCTGTTCAATTTGGTGTTGCTTATGGTCACGCAGAGGGTAGTGCATCTCTTGGTTTACCTGGTACAGCAGGTGATAGAACAACTGCAGCCGTATTCGGTCAGTTCAACAATATGATTAACCCACCTCAAACACAAAGATTTAAATTTAGTGGATTAGATGATGTAAAACAATTTTATGCATTAACATTCAATAGAGCAAGAATTAGAGAATCATTAGAACCAGGTGGTTGGGAACTACATATTAATGACGGTAGTCATACAGTTAAGTTGATTGATGATTCAAGCACTAATAAAGGTGGTAATACAGACCAAAGAAATTTCTCACCAGAGTATAACATTGTTAGTGGTACTCTCGTAGGTGGCACTACAATCAACACAACAGCTGCTGGTGAAGGTACAACAATTGGTTCATATGGTTTATTTTATCCAAGCTTAGGTAGTATGGTATTTAATCCAATAAGATTACAAAATGCACCATTGAATTTAATTACAAAAAGTGGTTCTAATAGTGATGATAGAAATGCTAGACTTTTTTCAAATGCTGTTAAAGAAGGTGCATACTTCTCAGCAAAAAGACAAGAAGAAATAACATCAAGACATTTCTTCGTAAGAGCTACAGCAAAAGAGTTTAATAGTACAACAAATGAAACTTTTTATACAGAGTCAGTATCAGGTGTAAAAAGAGTTGTACCTGGATTACAAAAAGACCCTAAGACATTCATAACAACTGTCGGTATGTATAATGCTGATAATGAATTGTTAGCTATAGCAAAATTAAGTAAACCAATCATCAAATCAAAATCAAGAGAAGCTCTTATAAAAGTTAAACTTGATTTCTAAAAGGGGTAAAAAATGTCATTCAAGAAAAATCTTGAACCAGAAGATATTTTAATATCCTCATTTGAAACACATAAAACATTTGCTTTAACAGAGGCTGATAGTGGTAGTGGTGTTTATGCTATAAATTTAGTTAAGCCTACTGATTCAAATCTTCACGACTTTGATATTAGTTCAGCAACTACTAAAACAATTTCTTCTAGTGTGTTTTATAGTGTACCAACATATCAAACTATTTATAAACTATATTATAGAGATATAACACAAATGAGAGGTAGTATCGATTATATTCGAGGTGTACCTTCAGCTTCAGATGCAGTTTTATCATATACATATACTGAACCATTATCCACTTTAGATAACTCTACAAGAAGAAGAACATATAGTTTACGTAGACCATATACAAGACAACTACACGATACAGCTAACGTTATTTCAATATCACAAAAACTATACGGTGAAAGAGTAAGACCAGGTTCTGTCACAATTACAGACAATAGTACCGACTCAACTATTATATTAAAAGATGACGGTAGAGGTAATTTATACGATACAGACTTTTCTTCAAGCTACGCAAACAAAGCAGTTACAGCTCAGGGTAGTGGTAGTGTAGTAGGTAACTTTTTTTATAATGATGGTCTAGCTGTAGTAACAAACACAGGGTCATACAAAGATATAAGTACTGGTAATGGTTCTGATGGATTCACTATAGAATTTGATTCAACTCAAACTATATATGAACGAGAGTATGTATGTAGAGTAGATGAAAATGATTTTCAACACACTAATAACAAAAGTATAAAACAAGGTTTCAGTAGTAGTGTAGCGATAGAAGGTTTTCAGCATTCATTAGAGGGTCATAGTATATATGATACTTTCAATTATAATGTTGTTGGTTATTCAACAAGTTCTTGGAGTACTTCTGGATATGAAATCGGTACACAACTTATAGGTGAGGCCTCTCATTCAAACTTTGCCACATATGTCACAAATATTGGTTTATATAATGACCAAAACGAACTACTAGCTCTAGGTAAATTAGCAAAACCAGTTAAAAACGACAAAGAAATGTCACTTGCATTTGTTGTGAGATTCGACACAAACTAACCCACTATTTCGCAATATATATTATATTTATGTATAGGCAGAAGTCTAATCGACTTTTAACCTATATAACTAAACGAGGAGATTTACATTGCGTAAATTTTTATTAAGTTTAATATTGTTGATGAGTTTTTCTTATACTCAAACACCAATAATTAGACTTATGCAATCAAGAGAATACAAAACACCTAAGTTTTGGTGGAGAGACCAAGAAACTTTTAAACTAAGAGGTTACTTGGCAGACGATACTACCGGTATGAGTACATCTAATGCCACAGTAGGTGTTGCATATAAAAATAATAACTTCGATGCCTGGAGAGATTCAGTCATGACAATAGCCGTGACACTTGATGATAATGGAGCTACCGTCACTGCCTTTCGTTTAGATTTAGCTTTTGACAATGATTTATTTACTTGGGGACACGACTCAACTCACGTTGAAAAGGGAGCTTACATTTCAGGTTGGACAGAAGGTGATAGTTCAGCAGGTGCTCACTATTCATACGAAGTCGTCAGATATGAAAATGTTGGATATACTGATTCGTTAGCTGATGCTGACGATGAATTATCTGTTACTGATAGTAGATATGATTGGTTAAGAATAACTATGGTATCACATAATGGTGGTGTTAAAACATTCGGAAATGGAAATGGTACACAGACAGAACTATTAAAATTACATTTCAAAGTAAATGATGTTGCTGATAACTTTGCACCAAAAGCATTTAGAGTCGCAACAAAGTATGATGGTAGTACAGGATATTACACATACGTTACAAACGGATTTTATGGTTCTAGTTATAAAGTTTATATTGATGGTAACACTGGTACTGAACAAGTTGGTATAGGTGGTGCCAGAGGTGATATAACTCTACACCCAAAACTTATTGATGTTGAAGGATACTTCAGATATGCTCAAGGTAAAGACAGAGCTCTTGGAGGTGCTTGGAGTGCACCAACAGAAAATACATATCCATATTGGAAAGTAAAATTTGAGTTAGACCACAATGAAGCTAACTTCAATCCAAGAATATCTAATTGGTTAAATTTTGAGAATACAACAAACGAAGCTAATTTAGTTGATGAGGATAATTCAGACGATGTTATTGGAGACCATACATCAACATTTTATTACGATAAGAAATCAACAACTGCCGTACAAGTATTACCAAAAGAGGGATTCTTAGGTATCTCTTATTATGATTCAACTTATACAGATGATAAAGGTTATTATAATATCCAGTTACCTCGAAACAATAGATATCGTATTTCATTCTGGCCACCTGATGCTAGTGATGATATTGAATCACACGTTCAACTTGAGTTAGACAGAACAGCTATTACAAATGCTAATGATGCTATAGCTTCATTTAATTTCCAATCCGGTAAACATCATAACTACAATAGTGGTGGAGGTCGAATAGATACGTTGACAGCTATAGAATATTTAGTTGGTGATGTTGATGGTGATGATGTCTATCAGTTAAATGACACTTATATTTTATGGGCTTATGTTTCAAGTATACTGAACAATTACACTCATCATAATGGAAATTCTTATGAAGATTGGGCTACAATAGAAGTATTTAAAGAAAGTGGAAATGCTAATAATTACGTATACTATCAAACTGTAAATGGACAATCACGACCACAAAAATATGAGTTCACGGTTTATTGGGATGAGACCACAACAGCAGAATCAGGTACAGCTGGTGATAGAGCATCTGGAAATAATAACGGATTGAAATCACCAACAACCACAACAAGAGCTTTAGCCACAAATCAAAAGGCTTTA